AAATAAAGAAAGTGCTATGACCAAATTAAACAACGAAGCTGCTACAGTTAGCGGCTTCAATGTGCCGGCAATCGCTATCAGAGATCATGTCGCTCAGCGTATAATGACCGATGCGGTTTACGCTGAAAAAGTGATAGCCGAGGGCAAGACGCTTAGCAAGTGCTATCAGTACATATCGGATATAGCGTACGAAAAAGCCCGTAAAATGAGCAATACAGACAAGCGGGGCGGAATAATGATAGGAATGTCTTCTGAGGAGATATTTGCACTCGCAGACGAATACTACTCGCTTTCTGATGATGAGCTGAAGAAAAAGCTTGAAGCAGAAAAACCGAAGCCTGCACCTGCCGAAAAGACTGAAACGGCTAAGAAGAAAACAGCGGATAAGTCAAAGAAAACAAAGCCTGCCGAAGAAGATGAGGAATTAGAACAGTCGTCGCTGTTTGATGTCGATGCGGAGGAAACAGAAGATGATAGCATATAAAGCTTTCAACGAAGATCTGACCTGCCGCAATTACAAATTCAAGGAAAATGAGCCTAACTACACAGATAAGGCAAATTGCAGGGAAAATGGATTTCATTGCGCCGAAAATCCGCTTGACTGCTTATCATACTACCGCTTTGATAACTGCGTGATTTACGAGGTGGACACAACAGGCGATGTTGACGAGGACGATATAGACAGCAAGATAAGCTGTACTGTTCTCACGCTCCGCAAAAAGCTTGATGTGCTTGATTTTGTAAAGGCGGCGGCAAAATACATCACGCTGCACCCGTACCGTGAACAGAATCACCATGTACATAACGATATGGCTTGTGGCAAAGAAGGCGATAAGTTCCTTATCGTCCGTGGAAAAACTATGGCAGTAAGCGCACAGAAAGACACCGTAGTGTGTATGCTCAAAGAAAGCCAATATAGCAAAGAAATACTGTGGTATTCGATTTTTAAGGTTGACGGTAAATCGATGTTGGCAGGTGTGCCGTACAACGAATACGGCGATATAGTGACAGAGGCAGAAATGGAGGCTCTTCATGAAATTAAAAGAGCTGAGTAAGCTTCCAAAAATCACTGCACCAAAGTCGTTCGTTGAAAAGGCAGGAAAAGATACTCCCCGTATGATAAGAAAATACGGTTCGACCGAGTACAGATACAAAACAAGGGAGTATGCAAAATGCCGAATGTATGGTGACATAATCAAGGTTGCGTTGTTTTACACAAAGAACTTGCGGCTTGGAGCAACAATGCCGGCATACGAGATATTCATTGATTACAAAAACGAAGATTTTATCACTTACGATTACAGCGCAAACCGCTGGAGCAACGCCACTATAGAAAAGCTTGACACAAGCCTTTATTGGTGGTCCGAAACAAAAGAAAAAAAGTATATGCCGGCCAAAGACAGAGCGCTTCTGAGAACGAGCTTAAAAGTCGAGGAAGGCAGTAGTTACGGCGACTATTACGGTATTCTGAAGTTCCAGCAAAACGTGAGAGAACGTCAGCTTCTCGCAAGGCACAAAAAAGAAACGGATAAATGGGACGAGGCGATGAACAAAGTAACGCAGGTTCCAAAAGACTGGGATAAGTTCGTTGCTAAGTCGGTCATCAGAGATCAGTACATTTTTTACGAGTACAGCAGAAAAGCCGAAAAAGACGGTTATTGCACATGGTGTGAGAATGACGTAAAAGTAAAAAATCCTAAGCATAATGCACAAGGTCGTTGCCCTCACTGCGGTCATAAAATAACCTACAAAGCGTCAGGAAAATCCGGAAGCTTTTACACTGGCTATTTTGCCGCATATCTAATACAGCCTTATGGCGATGATTTTATAATCAGACTTTTCGAGGCACGTTGCAAATACGAAAAACACAAAATGGGCGGCATTCGCAGAATAGCTGAAGCATATTCATACGAACGTTGCCGTTATATATACGATAGCGACAATTCTGCAGCCGGATACAGCTACGAGTTGTACAAACAGCGTGAAGTGCGTTGGTGTTGCTTCGGAAGGGTAAACCCGGATTACTATAACAGCTTGTTCGGAACAGTTTACAAGAGAAATCTTTCCGGCAAAATTGCCGAACGATTGAGCAGGACGGGACTTATCGAGTATATCAAAGGCAACGACGAATGTGATCCGAGAGTGTTCATCACAAAGTTGAAAAGATCTCCCGAAATCGAAAAACTTGCAAAGGTTGGACTGCCACGTCTTATAAATGACTGTATGTATAAATACCGCTATGACAAGAGTTGTGAGTTCAGCGATGGGAAATTAGCCAAAATGCTGTTAATTGACAACTTCCGTACCAAAAGGCTTATTGCAAACAATGGCGGGCTTGTATATCTCGAATGGCTCAGAAATGAGAAAATAAAAGATACAGTCTACGGTGACAAAACGATACAGTGGTTGGATACTCAAAGCATAAGACCTGATATGCTGGATTTTATATCCGACAGAATGAGTGTTCAGCAGATAAAAAACTATATATGCCGTCAGATGTCCGAAAACAGTATGACAAGCAGAGATGTAATACAGACGTGGAGCGATTATCTTGGTATGGCCGAACGGCTGAAAATGAATACATCTGATCCTATCGTGTACCGAGCGAAAAAGCTCAGGCAGCGTCACGACGAACTGGTAAAAGAGATTGATGACAAAGAACGTGCATTAAGAGCGGTTGAAATTAGCAAGAAATATCCTAACATAGAAACGGTTTTGCAAAAAATAAAGCCAAAATACGAGTACGAAGACGAAACGTACTCAATACTCATACCGCAGAATATAGAGGATATACTTGCCGAAGGAGCGGCACTGCACCACTGTATAGACAAAACAGACAGATATTTTGACCGCATAAATGTACAGGAGTCATATCTGATGTTCCTGCGCCGAACGGCCGAAAAGGACAAGCCGTATTATACCCTTGAGGTCGAGCCAAACGGCACAGTACGGCAAAAGCGGACGGAATTTGACAGGCAGAACCCCGACATAGAGGATGCAAAAACGTTTCTGCGCAAATGGCAGAAAATCATATCAAAGCGACTTAGCTCCGAAGATATGAAACTCGCAAGCAAAAGCAAGAAACTGAGGAACGAGGAGTTTGAAGAGCTTGAACGCACAAAGGCACAAATCCGCAACGGAGCGTTGCAAGGACATTTACTTGTTACGGTGCTTCGTGAGGACTTAATGGAAAATAATACAGACGAAAGCGAAAAGGTGAGCGTATGATAAGAATATATCCTCAGAGAGGCGGTGCTCTGAACGAAAATGACAGACTGGACCTCGCACGACTGCTGATAAAAGCCGGATATAAAGTGAGGATCGGCAAAGAAAAAATGAACGGCAGTAGCACATATACCTACTTCATCGAATATGAAGAGGTGCGCAATGGCGCTTAATCTCACGAAAAAACAGCTGAAAGCTCTCGGAATATCAATCCCCGAGAGCGAGAAGCCGAATAAATATCGCTCAAAAGCCTGTAAAATCGACGGTATAACGTTTCAAAGCACAGCAGAAGCAAATTACTACTACAAGCTTAAAACGCTTGTAAAGGCTAAAAAAATCGCCGGTTTCTGCCGTCAGCCACGCTTTGTTATAACCGAAGGCGATGACAATACACGTTGCGTAGAATATGTTGCTGATTTCATCGAATTTCACAACGACGGAACGTATCGCATTGTAGATGTCAAGGGCATTCAGACACCGGTGTTTAAGCTCAAAATGAAAAGCTTACACGAAAAATACCCGACGATAAAAATAAACTTGGAGGATTAAAAGATGATGGCCAATAGAAAAGATCTTTCGGATAAGCTTAAAAAGCTCAAGGACGTAATCATGAAGGACTCAGGTGCGCTTTTCCGTGACGGGAAAATCATAGCGAGCAATCCTGCATTTGCATTGTCTGTTGATTTTGACTGTGGCAACGCCGAAGAATTTGCACTGCCGACAACAGCTATAAGCTTTATTGAAAATATGGTTGATGAAGAAATCGAGCTTCAGCCGAGCAAAAACAAAATTGTTATCAAGGGCAAGCGCAACAAGGGAACATTTGCTACAGTTGCACCGTCAATCTATCATGTAAGTGAGCCGGAAGTCAATGACACACTTCTGACATTTGCAGATGATGATTTTCTGCGGGCGGCCAACAGCGTATGTTACGCTTGTAGCGTTATCGAAACACGACCGGCGCAGATGGGGGTACTACTTGATAGTGACGAAAACGGAAAGCTGAATATAATCGCAAGCGACGGAGTTAAGCTCGCCGCAAACTCGGTTGATTACAACGGCGAGATCAGAGCAGTAATACCTAAAGCTGCATTTAAAAAGCTTTTGTCGATTTCAAGCGGAAACGGTATCACGCTTAAAAAGACAAGCAGTACAAATCAGCTGGCATTTGAAGCAGGAGAATACACGCTGTTTGTTCAGCTGTTGGAAAACAATTTCTTTAACTACAAGCCGCTTGTAGAGCTTACAAACCAGAAAAGCGAAAATGAGCTGAAAATCAACAGCGTATCACTTCTCAATGCACTTCAAAGAGCAAAAATATGCGAGGGCACAAAGCGTTCGGCAATTGTCATGATGCTTGACGAAAATGCCAATACAGTAACGATTAAAACGACCGACTCCCTTGAATCGTTTTCGGAAGAAATCGAGATAGAAAATGTTGTCGGTAAAACGATGAGTGTAGCGTTTAACGGCGATTATATGAGTGAAATGCTTCACGCCGCGGGTGCAGATAATCCGTCAATAACAATGACTGTAACAGGCAGTGGAAAGCCGATTATAGTCAAGAGTGCAGGCGGCTTTATCGGCTTGCTACAGCCCATACGCATGAAAAAGTGAGGAGAATAATCAATGAAAAATCTGAATGAAATAAAAGAACTGTCTAACCTGATGATACTGCATATTGCTGTAGACGGAGGGCTCGGAGTGTTATTCAAATCCGGCAAAAGATTCGCAACGGTTGTATGGAGTAACGGCGGCGGGTGGGAACACGTCAGCATTAGTCCGTTCAAGCGTTTATGTACGCCGACATGGGACGAAATGTGCAAGCTGAAAGATATGTTCTTCTACAGTGATGAAACGGTAGTGCAGTACCACCCTGCGAAAAGCGAGTATGTAAACAATTTATCGAACTGTTTACATCTTTGGCGACCTATCAACGAGAAAATGCCTGCACCGCCGTCAATCTTTGTAGGTGTTAAGCACGGTCAGAGCCTCGAAGAAGTCAAAGCGGCCATAAAAGACGCCTGTGAGCATTAAGCGGGGTGTAAACGGATGAGGTATTATAATAACAAACGCTATAGCAGCGCAAGACGATCCAAAAGATTTCGCAAAATGTTTGAGAAAACGTGTCCTAAAGCGAATTACTGCAAGAACGCAGACAGATGCGATTATGAGCATACGTTCGTGGGCGAGAAGCTGTGTTTTGAAAGAAAGGAGTATGACAAATGAATGAAGAAGAGATCTTGAACAAATGTAAGGAAAGGTTTGCCACCCATAAGGCAACCCTCGTACAGGATACTGACCGCTATTTAATTTTCGATTGGCGCAAAGCCGATGGAAGTATCGACCATTACGTTAATTACATTCTCGATAAAAAAAGAGGAAGTCTGATAATAAGCGGCGACTTGGGAGACTGCATTGCAACGTGGTACAATGCGGTCAGTCCCAGACAAATGAGAAGCTATCTCAAAGATGTCCATTACTTCACAAGCAAATTCCAGTGTTCGACCGATAAATATATCTACGATCCGGACAGTGCTTTTGAAGACATCAAATACCAACTGAAAGACTACATGAAATTAGAACTCGAAGAACTGCTGAATGCCTGCAGAAAGCATTTATGGTATTCAGTTGAAACAGAAGAGGAACTTTGGGACGCTGTAAAATCGGATATAGATGAGAATTGGTTTTCGGATACCAAACCGCATTATTCGACAGATATGACAAACTTTTTACAAGAACTGTACTATGAGTATTATGAGTGGCTTTATGACTGCGGAAGTAGTATAGATATGCGTGTATATCTATGGGCGGTCGGTTATGAAATGGCTTATACACAACTGGAATGTGCAAGAGAGAAAGGAGGCAAACAATGACTAAACGCAAACCCGCAACGGAAACCTGCCTGTTCTGTGGGCGCAAAATTCCTGACAGAAGCAACGCAGACACAATCAGAGAGTTTGTCTGCCGTTTTCGGCAGACGGCAAGTAAATCGACAACGACATTACTTGGCACAAGCATTGTAACTTACAGAATATCGCCAGAGGAGCTTGAGGAACTTATGGATAATATGATAGCGGAGGTAATTGGAGAAGATAGCATGATGAAAGCTTGGTTTGTAAAAGAGACTGTTAATTTTGGAGCAACAGTCGTCTTTGCTGAAACACGAGACAAAGCAAAATCGCTTGCGCTATGCACAAGTTGCTGTAAAGACGCAAATATCTGCGATATTGAAGTAAGACGAGTACCGCAAATGGACAAGTATTATGTCGAAGGTAAAACAGAAATGGACTGGTCAGATTCGAAAGACAGAATTGCTTTAGTAAAAGAGTGCGGTTTTTGTTGTAGACATCCGATAGCAGAAGATTGCAAAGACTGTTCTGCAAAAGAGTTTTGCGATGAGGATATCTCGATAAAGGAGGCACTATGAAAGTAATAACACTAATACTCGCTGATGAATGCGATGAAGTTGTGTCACTGACGACTTTGGGTACAAGCAAAAAAGACGGTTATCCGAGAATATGTGCAGGTGCTTTTAAAGTAAATCATGGAGATGTGGTGCATTTTCCAGACGTTGTGACAGAACAAAAGGAGGAAAAGCATGAACATTAGAGCGGTGATGATAAGCGTTCGGCCACAATGGTGTGCTTTGATAGCAAACGGTAAGAAAACACTTGAGGTGCGTAAAAGCAAGCCTAAAATAGAAATGCCTTTCAAGTGTTACATATACTGCACTAAAGACAAAAGTAAGCTGTTTTGGACTGGAAAAAGATACTCATACACAGATGACCACAGTCACAACGCTTTCGATAAAGCCGGAAACGGAAAAATCATTGGAGAGTTTGTGTGTGACAACATAGACACATACGATGATGATACAATTTTCTCTTTTCGACATGAGGATTACGCACGTTGGAATGATTTTGACCTTAACCGTGCGTGTATTCATCCGGAAGATTTTCAAAACTATGCTGACGGAAAATGGCTGTATGGTTGGCACATCTCCGACCTCAAAATCTACGACCAGCCGAAAGAGGTGGGAGAGTTTTGGGAGGCGGACAGGTGCCCGTATATATCCGAAAACGGTTGCACATACAAATACCATTGTGCTCGTGCCGGGCAAACACAAAGATGTGGCGAAACGCTTACCCGTCCGCCGCAGTCATGGTGTTATGTAGAAGGGTTGGAAATATGAGATGTGATTGCTGTCCTTTATGCCCTATTGCTGAGGACGATGTGTGCCCCGAAAGCGAAGGTGAATACGGGATAGAGCATGCTGACGGTATACTCGGTTGCCGGCACCCGAAGAATTGGGCGAAAAAACGAGATGAAGAACATACAGAGTACCTTTCCGACATGGGCATGGATATGGGTGTAGAGTTATGTATATCAGAAGATGAACTAAAAATAGCAGTAGATTACTGCAAGCACATGGTAGGGCTTGATTACGAAAGACCGTACCAAAGGCACGGCAAGCTTTTTTACAAGCCGTATCGCAACTATTGGGGTGCTTCTGCAAATGGCAATAAAATTCTGGATAAGCTACCGAGGTTTCTCATCACAAGAGAGGCTGACGAAATGGGTGTCTGGTATACACTCACCGTTGACGGTTTAAAATGGCTTGGCAGACAGCTGAAGATAACAATTAAATGTTAAGGGAGGTGTAACATTGGAAACGAACCGTATGGATATCAATTCCGAGGGCTATCGAGATCCAACGGCAGGTAAGGCATACGAAAACATCTGCCGTGAGGAACGCAGAAAAGAAGCGGAAACGATTGAAATCCTCGGCAACCTCGTCAAGACAATCAAGAGAGTTGCAGAGCTTGCAGGTTTTGAAGTTGTCGGACGAATAGCCCTCAAGCACAAAGTGACAGGAAAAGAATACAGATAGAAATTAATTTATACAGTGCTGCTACAACAGAAGATTTCGGACTTAAAGCCAAAGGGGGAGCTTATGCCTACTTACTTAGAAGATGAGATCATCAGAATAGCAGCCAAAGCAGGTGCCGAAGCCGCTATTCAAAAAGAAGCAGAAAAGAAAAAAGAGCTTGAAAAGAAAAAACACTCAAAGCGGCTTCGCAACACTAAACTGTTGCTTGAGCATTACCGTGAGTTTAAGGCGTATTCTGCGAATGCGGTCTATAACGCAGAAACTTCGCCGCACGCTATTGATATACTCGAAGCTTTGTGGATAAAGGATGACGACCGCAGAGAACTTGTGATTGACAGCATAAAGCGCAGTGCGGTGCGTACTATGGTAATCGTATCGCATATTGATACAATGCTTGACGTGTACAACAGCCTCATCGAAAAGTCAAATGACGAGTTGGAAAAACGGCGTAGCAGAGTTATCACCGCCAGGTACATTTCCGATGAACAGCTCACGATAGACGAAATAGCTCGTGAAGAAAGCATAGAGCCAAGAACCGTGTATCTCGACATTGAAGCGGCGGTAGGTAAGTTGTCTACTCTGTTCTTTGGTATCGATGCGTTTCTGAATGCGTAATTTCAAAAAGTCTTCATTGACACTTCAAACGGTCCGTGATACAATGATATCGTAAAATCTTATATGTAGTTTCTCCTTAGTAGCAAAAAGTGGCATATCTCGCCGGATATGCTCAAGCATTAAGGAGGTCCTATGAAAAATCAAAGAAATGTTGAGTATATATCGCCGGATATGCTCAAACCACACCCAAAAAAACTCCCGTATACACTCTGAGAAGCAGATAGAAAAGCTACAGAGAAGCATACGGGAGTTTGGCTTTGCAAAGCCTGTTATAGTTGACGAGGATTATACCATACTCGCAGGACACGGAGCAGTGCTTGCCGCAAAAGCCGAAAATCTTGAAGCAATTCCCTGCTTTATCCTTATGGGGCTCACAGACGAGCAGAAACGTGCGTATATCATTACGGACAATCGCATGAGTGATTTATCCTATTTTGACATGAACGCCGTTGTAAGCGAAATTGAGGAGCTTTGCGGGCGTAATTTCGATGTCAGCATTACAGGTTTCGATGAATCGCTGATATGCAGTGACAGCCTTGACAGTCTTGAAGATATTTTTGAAGAGAAAAAGCCCGAAAATAATGACGACGAGGAAAAGGACAAAAAAGACAAAAGCGTGATCTGCCCTGAATGTGGCCACGCTTTTACGCCGTGAAACTTTTCCTTGCAAGCTCAGAGGGAAAGCAGTATTTAAAAGACGAATTGATGAAAAGCCGTTATTTGCTGACGGCTTTTTTCTATTACCGAGAGTGGCAAAGAGAGTTGATAAAGAGTACCGATATGTTTCTGCTTGATTCGGGGGCATTTACATTTATGTCGAACGCCAAAGGAGCTATGCCCGACTGGAACAATTACATATCGCAGTACATACGCTTTATCAACGAAAACGACATTCAATATTTTTTCGAGCTGGACATTGACTGTCTTGTCGGATATGACAAAGTAAAAGAATATCGCAAACGAATTGAATGTCAGACACAGAAACAAGCTATACCAGTATGGCACAAGAGCCGAGGTGTAGAAGAATTTAAAAATCTATGCGCCGAATACTCATATATCGCAATAGGCGGCTTCGCAATCAAAGACATAAAGCCTGCGGAATATAAATACATACACTCTCTGCTGAGCTATGCAAGAGCGCATAACACCAAAGTACACGGCTTAGGGTTTACGCCTGCCGATGTAGAAAAATATGACTTCTACAGTGTTGATAGTTCGTCGTGGACGATAGGTTCACGATACGCAAGAATATATCTGTTCAAGGACGGCAGAATGACACAGGTAGGCAGACCCGCAAACACACGGTTGAAAGATTATAAGGTGCTGGACGCACATAATCTCAAGCAATGGATAAGATTTCAACAGTACCTTGATAGATGATAGGAGAATATAAAAATGATAAAGAGCGAAAAGAATTTAAATATAATGACAGCACTGTTTTGTGCGTGCCTTGTCATATCGAATGTGGTAGCCTGCAAGGTAATCGACACAGGCATATACCTGTTTGGAAGCGTAATAACAATCCCCGGAGCTGTGCTCTGTTACCCTTTAACATATTTGATAACAGATATTGTAGGCGAAAAATGGGGCAAGAAATCAGCTAATCGCATAGTGTGGATAGGGCTTGCCGCACAGCTGCTCGCAACGTTCATCATAATGGTGACGCAGTATATGCCTACAGTTTCGGTAGAAACGCAGAAAGCTTATGATATGCTGTTAGGGCAGAACTGGATATTTACGCTCGGAAGCCTGACCGCATATCTAATCAGTCAGAGCTTAGACGTTTCAGTCTTTCACAAAATAAGAGACGCATACATAAAGAAGCACGGTAGCACAAAAGGCGGTCGCTGGATATGGAACAATGCGTCAACGCTTACAAGTCAGCTTGTAGATACCGCAATATTCTGCGTAATCGCTTTCGGTGTTGGTTTTGGTTGGCTGTGGAATGATCCTCAGGCTGTCGTAAACATGGTTATAGGTCAGTATCTCGTAAAGGCGTGTATTGCTTTACTGGATACTCCTTTCTTTTATTTTTTCACAAAAAGGCGTTCTGCCGAAGAAGATTGCTGTGAAAATACGAATTAAATAAAATCCGAAGCGGAGAGGTGGGATAGGTGGGCAGACAAAGAAGCCCTAACAGAGATAGGGCATACGAGATGTGGAAAGAATCCAACGGCACAAAACCGTTGAAATCTATAGCGGAAGAACTCGGCGAACCTGAAACACTTGTCCGTAAGTGGAAATGCCAGGATAAATGGGATAGCAAAAGTAACGTTACCGAAAAGAAAAAAGGTAACGTTACTAAACGCAAGCGGGGCGCACCGAAAGGCAATCACAACGCAAAAGGACACGGCGCACCGAAAGGAAACACCAACAGCTTAAAACACGGCGGTTACTCAATGCGAATGTATGGCGAGGGACTGAGCGAAGAAGAACAAGAGCTATGGGACAGTATGGACGAGGACGAAGAAGAACTGCTGCTTGAGCAAATCCGCTTTTACCGTTTAAGAGAACGCCGCATACTGATAGCAATTGCGTCTTTGCAGGAAGAACACCAGCTGATAACAGGCGTAATGCGAATTGAAAATAAACGTAACTTTAAGAACGCCGCAGAAATGGAGCGGTATAATGAGCAAATCGAAGAAAAGGTTGCAAAGGGCGAACGCTTTGCAGGCGATGCGTTCCAAATGCAGACAATGACGGAAAACAGCTATAAGCGCATAGAACGGCTTGAAGCAGAGCTGACGAAAGTACAGCGTGCAAAAGTCGAGGCTATAGGCAAGCTTGCTGATATACGCAAAAACCGTAGCGAAGCTACCGGAGATGAGGCGGTTGACGATTGGATAAAAGCAATTATGGACGGTGATAGCATTGAATAGACAAGATTTTATCACCGAGCGCATTAAGCTATACCGAAAAAATCCTGTGCTGTTTGCTAAAGAAGTAGTATGCTTTGTGCCTGATGAATGGCAAAGCGGTGTGCTTATGGACGTGGCTAAAGTGCCGAAAGTTTCTGTCCGTAGCGGTCAGGGCGTCGGCAAGACAAGCATTGAAGCGGTTATTGCTTTGTGGTTTTTATCGTGTTTTCCTATGTCAAGAGTTGTTGCTACTGCTCCTACAGCAAGACAGCTCAATGACGTGTTATGGGCGGAGCTGTCAAAGTGGATAAGTAAAAGCCCACTCCTTAAAGCTCTGCTGAAATGGACTAAAACCAAAGTGGAAGTAAGAGGCTACTCGGAGCGGTGGTTTGCGACAGCAAGGACAGCTACTACAGCCGAGAATATGCAGGGTTTTCACGAAGACAATATGCTGTTTATCATAGACGAGGCCTCGGGTGTCAGCAATGAAATCATCGAGGCTATCCTCGGTACGCTGTCCGGCAAAAACAATAAATTGCTGATGTGTGGCAACCCCACTAAGACTTCAGGCGTATTCTTTGACAGCCATAATCGTGACCGTGCGTTATTCAAGACGTATCGTGTTTCTTCGCTTGACTGCCCTCGCACGAATAAAGAAAACATAAACGCAATGCTTGAAAAATACGGACGAAACAGCAATTTCGCCCGTGTTCGTATATATGGGGATTTTCCCGAGCAGGAAGACGATGTGTTTATAACGCTGTCAGTACTCGAACGATCGGCAAATACGGTTGTCGATGAGAAGCCTGCTCCTGTTACCGTGCGTATCGGCTGTGACGTTGCTCGATATGGCGATGATAAAACCATTATCGGCGTAAAGATTGACGAAAAAGTGAGCTTTTACGAAAAGGCACAGGGACAAGACACGATGCGTACAGCTGATAACATAGCAATGTGCTTCAAAAATCTGATAGACAGATACAGCCAGTATAAAGGCAAAATCATCGTCACTGTCGATGACGGCGGTGTCGGAGGCGGAGTTGTTGACAGATTACGCCGTATATGCAAGGCTGATCCGCAAACTTACGGGCGCATGAAGGTAGTGCCTGTAAAATTCGGTATGAGGATACGTCACCGCTACTATTACGATACGACAACCTATATGATGTCTGTCGTGAAAGAGCTGTTGTCTGATACTGGCAAAAACGGCGAAGCAAAGCCGATAGAACTTGTACTGCCGAAAGACGATGACCTTATAGCACAGCTGTCATGCAGAAAATATACAATGACCGAAAGCTCGGTCATAAAAATCGAAAGCAAAAAAGAGATGAAAGCGAGAGGGTTACCCTCTCCCGATGAGGCAGACTGCGTATTGCTGTTATGCCTGCCGATAAAGAAGGACTGAAAGGATGTTGAAAATGTCTGATGAAAAGAAAAAGCCGTCTGTTAC